GTGAAGGGATTGAGATTGAGGAGGTAACTGGATGAAGGATTTAATGTTTTGGGGAATGATTTTAATTTCTTCGTTAGTGATTGGTATGTCCATTTATATCTTGATTGTGCAAGCTTATCTTAATAAGGCATTGATGGATAAATTCAACGATCAAAAAAGAGAATTGAGAAGAGCGTTCGGCTGGGAAGAATACAACTGGGCAGAAAATTTCGGAGAATTCGCACGAAAAGTCGATGAGCTTATTGAGTTTAAAAAAGAAATCGAACGGCTTGAAATTATCAAGAAAGCATTAGATGCTCAAAAACTAGAAGATTTGCAGAAAAAGAAAGAGCTAGTAGAACGCGAAATCGAAAAGATTGAAAGTTGAGGAAGTTGAGTGATGAGTTATGATTTGGAAATCTTAGCAAGAATAGAAAACGGAGATTATATTTGTATCGCTGAACCTAAATATAGTTCTCCAACATACAATCTTGGAAGAATGTTCAGAGTTGCAATGAACTGGGATTTTGACCAAGACACTACATACAATGTTGCTGATATTTTAGATAATATCCAACGCGGTATATCTGAGTTAGAGCGGTACCCTGAAAAGTATACTCAGTATGAACCTGAAAACAAATGGGGAACAGTCGACGGAGCATTAAAAGTTTTAAAGTCGTTGAAAGAGTGTATTTTAGAACAAGATATTGATACGAAATATTTATATATGAGGTGGTAACATGAAGCGACCTGAACGATCCCCCTCTAAATACTTCATTCCTGAACTTATTGAAGATGAAGATATTATATTCAATAAAGATAGTGATTACCACAAGCAGAAGAAAAAGGAAAAGAAGAACCCTATCTTCAAACGGAATAATTCAAAAAAGTAAGGAGGGAATATGAAACGACCAAACAGATACCCGTACACACGAAGTCAATGGGTTGAAGAAACCGCAGTGATTCATACAAGTGACAATGGTTGCTTTAAGCTTAGAGTTTTAGAAAATCAAATAACAGGAGAAAAGAGGTAACATGAAACGATTCATCGCAGTATGGATTCTGCTATCTGCTGGATTGAACATCTGGCAGATGGACAAGATCTGTATTTTAGAAGAGAAGAAGCCGATGATTATCTATCAAGCTGATAATCAAGGCGCAGAAATATTTGGGCGTGTCGTCGAAAAAGGACGATATGGCAAGCTATACACGATAACGATTCGTGATTACGGAGTATTCGTGGTTACGAAGGAAGTGTATGATACGGTGAAAGTTGGGGATGAGGTGGAGATGTAATGAAAAAATTATTGATTACAGTTTTTGTTTGTTTATCTTTTATCACACTAACAGCGTGTGGGAATAAAGATGTTCTTGGAACGACCTTTACTTTCAAATACGCAAAAATCAGACTAGTTGACGGACAAATTGTTGAAGGGAAAGTCAAGCAATGGGCAAAGTATGATGACCAAGATAGCGTTCGTGTTACTTTTGAAAATGGCGAAGTATATTATACTCACTCAAGCAATGTAACATTGTATAACAAATAGAAAGGGACAACATGACAACAAACATGGAACTACTAGCGCACAGAGTCGAGCAGTGGGCCAAAGAAAGAGGATTGGACAATCCAGACAATAGTACAGCTCAAGCGTTGAAGTTATTTGAAGAAGCAGGCGAACTGGCTCAAGCACATCTCAAGAAGCGAGATGACGAAGGCAAGGATGCTGTGGGTGATATTTTGGTAGTATTAACAATCTACTGTCAACAGAAAGGTTGGAGCATTGCCGAGTGCTTCCAGCTAGCTTATGATGAAATCAAGAATCGAAAAGGAAAAATGGTTAACGGATCATTTGTCAAAGAGGAGGATTTAAAATGATACCAGGATACAGAGCGTGGGATAAACTAGATAAAAAAATGCGTGTAGTGGAAGCGATTAATTTTAACCGTGGGGAATTTGAGTCTATCGGTTACGATATCACGTTCTTACGTGGAGCGGATGAAGTCATCCTCATGCAATCAACAGGACTCAAGGATAAGAACGGTCAGGAAATCTTTGAGGGAGATATTATTACAAATGGCACAGATGTTATGTGTATGAAGAGACATAACACGCTAGGTTTTTATGTGGAGAAAGAAGGTAAGGTTGGATTTATTGCAGACTGTGCCATTTTAGAGGAATTTGAAGAGGATGCTAAAGAGATTGCTGATAGCCTTGAAATCATTGGCAACATCTACAAAAACCCAGAACTTTTGGAGGAGAAACAATGAACCCAGAAATAATTGATAACGTGAACAAACCGAGCCATTATATCGGCACCTATGGCCTTGAAGTCAATGATGTCACTAGAAATTTCATCAAAGGCAAGGCAGAGATGGAAGCGCATCGCTGGTGCACAACTGTCGAGTATTTGCTTCGATACAAAGAAAAAAACGGTCTTGAAGATCTGAAGAAGGCTCGTAAAAATCTGGATTGGCTGATCGAGGAGTTGGAACATGAGAATTAAGACATCAAATGGATCTATCATCAATGCTGAAAAGATAAAGCGTAGCATCACGATTGATGGTGTTGAATATGGTTCAGATTGTCGAGCGCTGGTCTCTAAGCATAGAGACGGGACAGGTACGATTACTCTCGTATTTGATGGGAGAATTATTTGAAAGATGTAAGAGGGGTATGAGATGCAACTAAGACTGAAAGAACTTAGAGAGGACCTGTGTATTTCTGTCAAAGATATGGCCAGAGATACAGGTGTTTCCCAAAATACAATTCATTTGTACGAACGGGGTGGATATCCGTCTATTAAGCAAATCGAAATGATTGCCAAAACCTATGATGTAAATCCTGCTTGGCTAGTTGGATGGATAGATGATGAAATGATGCCTGCAATCCAGGTAGTCGAAAAAGTGATCTATAAAGAAAGTCCAACAGCAAGATTGCCAGATTATCACAATAACAATAACGATGGTAAACTTATAAAGTGGATCAAAACCAAAAGATATACAGGAGGTAAGGTTTGGGCAAAAAGAATTTAACAAAAGCACGAAGAGATTATCTCGAGTTTGAACTCGATGATAAATACTTAAAGATTGACAAACTTATTGGTCAGCGTAGACATGAATTAGAACGACTGTACGAAGTGAAACACCTCACTGTTCCTGGGATTGATGATACAGGATCAAGTGGAAGTGGGACATTCGTGAACAGGTCCGAGAATTTAGCGGTCGCATACGCAAGTGATCCGATGATTTTAAGATTAGAAAATCTCCAAAACGCCATCTTCCAATTGTTAGAAAATCTAGAACCAGATGACAAGAAAATCTTTTATCTTCGCTGGGGAGAACATACTGGCTATGACTGGATTCAAGTTTGGCACATCATGGAAAACGGAGAAACTGGATACTTGTACAGGCATAGCAAGCAGATTTACAGAAGGCGTGAAGTGATTCTCGATACACTTTCAAATTTGCTCTTCATGTAAAGTTGTCAAAAAAATATATAGAATTGACAAAAACAATGTGGTAAATTAGTATCATGAACAAAAGCAGAGAGAAAAACTCTGCTTTTTTTGTGCATTAAAAAAGGAGGTGAGGATATGTGGTAGTTGTTGAACCAATCAGAAATAGAGATGATGTTCAGCTTATGATTGAATGGCTGACGTTGCATAGTGCAGTCAAAGAGTCGGATAGACAACGTAACCTAATGCTCTTTCTGTCTGGTGTTAATCTTGGATTTCGGATTGGAGATATCGTTAAACTAAAAGTAAAGCACGTTAGAGGCTGGCATGTCCAGATTGTCGATGAAAAGACAGACAAGCCAACCAAACGAAAGATGCCAAAGAAATTCAAGAATGCCATGAGGCAGTACATCAAAGACAAGAAAGATGAAGACTTCCTGTTTCCGAGTCGAAACGGAAAGCATCAGCACATAAAACCAAACACAGCTTACAAGATTATAAAGAGAGCTGCTGAAGAAGTTGGTCTAGAAAACATAGCTACTCACTCGATGAGAAAGACCTTTGGTTTATTTATGTATGAGCAAACAAAGGATGTCGCTCTGATAATGGACCTACTAAACCATTCAAGTCAGAGTATTTCACTAAGATACATAGGCAAAAATCAAGATTCACAAGACCGAGCCATGACGAAGTTTCAGGGCTTTTAATTTTTTATTTTGATATCAATTCATTGTTTTGAGGTTATGATGATTTCGTTTCACGCATGCAGGATAAACGCTTGATAAATCTGAGTTAAAACTCATGTAGCGAATTCATTAGAATATGTAAAACAAGGAATTGAGAGAGCAAAAATAAAGGAGGATACACAATTATGAAAGGTATTTTTAAAAGACTATTTAATAAAACAACTAATAGACAAAAACCATTAGGAGAAATTGTAATTGGTGTTGAAATTGAAAATAATTCAGAGTTTCGTAAACTTGCTAAAGAAACAACTGAAGCACTTAATTATTTAAATCATTGCCTTGACAAACTTAATGAGTTTGAACTAAAAGTTTCTACATCACGAAAATGATTGAAGTTTCAACTCGAGAAGAGAGAAGTGAATTTTACAATTCAAGCGACTGGAGAGAACTTCGGAAGTTAGCACTCGAACGTGATCACAACGAATGTGTTTGGTGTAAAGCTGAAGGAAGGACTACAACCGACAACCTTGAGATTGACCATATCAAGGAGCTAGAGTTCTATCCAGAGTTCGCTCTTGATATAGATAACCTTAGAACATTGTGCAAGGAGTGTCACAATAAAAGGCACGGACGCTTTCAGTTCCGAAAATCGAAAAAAATGCAAGATAAGAATTTCAGGACTGACGAATTTTGGGGAGAATAACCCCCCGGTCAAAAAAATCGAGTCTTTTTAAGATTTTGGGAACCGGTGGGAGGGGTTAACTGTCCAAATTTCTAACAAAAAATTAAAGGGGGTGGGGGGTAATGGAAGAATACTCGGAAAAAAATATAAAAGAATTAGAAAATCAGCTACTTTCTAAAATCGGCTATTTCAGTCCTAGAAAAAAGGATGCGATCCAGTATGAAAAAGTCAATCGCTATCTTTATCTTGTCCGGCTGCTTTATGAACTAAAATCTCGTCTTGAAGAAGATGGACTCGTAGTCACTGTCCACAATGGCCAACAAAGATTTCAAAAAGCGAATTCTCTCATCAAGGAAATCAACACAACAAGTAATCAGCTTTTGGCGATTGAGCGATCGTTTGATTTCGAGGTTGAAAATTCTCCTGTTGAGAAATCCACGTCTGAAAGTGACCTATTATGATTTCTCATCCGTTGGTTGATGACTATATCAAAATGGCCGAACGTGGAGAAATTGTCGTCAACGAAGAAAGAAAGTTGCTGTTTAAAATCATCAAGGAGAAAATCTATCCTCGCGATGATTTGTATTTTGATAATGACCTGATTGAGAAATTCATTCGGTTTACGGAAAAGAACTTTTTCCCTTTAGCAAAGTACCAGCTTTTCTTGACTCCGTTTATCTTTCTTTTTCGGAAAGAGGACGGAGAGCCACACTTCGACGAGTATCTATACACACTTGCTCGTGGAGGTGGCAAGAACGGTTTTATGTCAGCCAGATCCTCGTTTTTTATCAGTCCTATCTATCCTATCAGAGATTATGATGTGACCATCACTGCTAACTCTGAGAAACAGGGTAAGGTTTCCTTTGAGGAGGTCTATGAGACTATTCAAAGGCGTGGTCTTGAGGACCATTTCTATCTAACTAAAATGTCTATTACAGGTCGAGCGAACAACTCGGTCTTTTCTTTTCGGACGAACAATCCGAAGACCATGGACTCTGCTCGTGATGGTTGTCTTGAGTTTGACGAGATCCACCAGTTTGAAGATGATAAAGCTGTGAAGGTTCAAAGGTCCGGTCTTGGTAAGATTGCTCATGCTCGGACTTTCTACAACGGTACGAATGGGTATGTGCGTGAGGGATTCTATGACAAGCTGATAGAGAAGTCTATGCAAATCTTGAATGGAGAGGTTGATGATTTTAGGCTATTCCCTTTTATCTGCAAGCTAGACAATGCGGATGAAGTGGACGACATGAAGAACTGGCCAAAGGCGAATCCGATGTTGGATGAAAGCACTCCATATGCTAAAAGGTTGCTTGCTAGAACCAAGGCTGACTATGACGACCTTGAGCTGGAACCGTCTGGCCGTCAGGAGTTCATGACAAAACGGATGAATCTTCCTGAAGCAGACATTGAGAAAGATGTGACCTCTCGAGAAAAGTTAATGGCTTGTCTACGTTCTCCTGGCATCGACTTGAAAGGTCGCTCATGTGTCGCTGGGTTTGACTATGCTAGCATTCGAGACTTTGCGAGTGTGGGATTGCTATTTAAGAATGGGGATGAGTTCATCTGGAAGCAACATTCCTTTGCTCGCAAAGCATTCTTGAAAGCGTTCAAGCTGAAAGCACCTATCCAAGAATGGGCAGACAAAGGCTTATTTACGATTGTGGACGGTCCTAGTATTGATCCTCGTTTATTGGTTGAAAAATTGAATGAATGGAGTAGAGAATATCAAATCGAGCTAGTCTGTGCCGATGGTTTCAGAATGGACTTGTTGAAACCTCTTTTGGAAGAGGCTGGCTTTGACTATGAGTTCTTGCGCAATCCCGGGGCAATTCAATCCAAGGTTGCGCCAATCATCGAAGATGGATTTGCGAATGAGCGGTTTATCTTTGAAAATGACAACTCTATGATTTGGTATACGGATAATACCTACGTCAAGGAGGACAAGGATGGCAATAAGCGTTTCTTGAAGAAAGAACCTGTCAGAAGAAAGACAGATGGGTTCCATGCTTTGATAGCCGCTCTCTACAAGCGTGAGCTTGTGCAAGAGTCGAATGTTGGGGAATTCCTTGACATGATTGATAGTTGGGATTTTTAACATAAGAATAAATTTTGGGTGGGTGGTCGGCAAAACTAAAAGAAAGGAGGAAGTGCATTGGGGTTACTGAATTTATTTAAGCGTGAAGTACCAGAGGTTGGTTTTGAGTTTGAGGATCTTGAGCGGATGTTTAGCAATCTTCAACTAAAAAGTTTAGCGGTTGATAAGTCTGCGGAATTCATCGCTCGAATTTTTGCAAAATCAGAATTCAAGTATCTTGAGGATGGAAAAGCTAAGTTTTCTGACTGGAACTACTTGCTGAATGTAAGACCGAACAAGAACGAATCAGCGTCAGAGTTTTGGCAAAAGGTCGTATACAGGTTGATTACTAAGAATGAGGTCCTAATCTTTCTTACAACTGATGACCAGTTACTCGTTGCCGATTCTTATACACGGACTAAATATGCTGTTTATGATGATGTGTTTGAGTTTGTGACTTGTAGAGGGTTCACATTTGAGAAGCGTTTTCGGATGAGTGAAGTGATTTTCTTACAGTACAACAATAATCGACTGCAAGATTATATTTCTGACTTATTTGCTGATTATGAGAAGTTGCACACTCGTTTGGTCGAGGCCTTGGCTAGGAATAATCAAATTAGAGGAACTCTGAAAACCAAAAACAATGGGAGTTTTGATAAGCAGATGCGTGATAAACTCCAATCATATGCTGATGGTCTTTTTAAATCATTTAGCACTAAAACGATTGCCATTGTTCCAGCTCAAGATGGAATGGAATATTCCGAGCATACGAATACAACAGGAACTTCAAATATTTCTGTTGATGAGTTGAAGAAACTTCGTCGGCAATTTGATGATGAGGTCGCTGACGTCTTAGGGATTCCAACAGCTTTAATTCATGGCGACATGGCCAATCTGGAAAATAGTCAAAAAATGTTTAATAGTTATTGCTACCAATCACTTGTTAAGAAAATGAGTGATGGGCTTAATTTCGCCTTAGTGTCAAGACGGGAATACGAGCGCAATAATCTATTTGTAATCATTGGCGAAGGTCAGAGAGATAAGTTTGCACTCGCTGGAAGCATTGATAAGCTTATTTCTTCTGGAGCGATGACTCGAAACGAGGTGCGCTCTGAACTTGGCTTAGAATCTGTCCCTGGTGGCGATAAATTCCTCATCACCAAAAACTATCAACTTGGTGAACAGTTAGAGAAAGGAGGTGAGAAAGAAGATGAAAGTAATTCCGATTAAGGGTACGATTGTATCAAACAATGACAGATGGCTTTACGATTGGCTTGAGTGGGATGCAACCGCTCCGAAAGATGTCGTCCTTCCCGAGAGTGGTGAACCAATTGAGGTTCATATCAATTCGGGTGGTGGAGATGTTTATGCGGGTAGTGAAATCTATACTGCTTTACGCTCATATCCAGGTGACGTGACCGTGAAGATTGTCGGTATTGCAGCAAGCGCAGCAAGCGTGATTGCAATGGCAGGAGATACGGTTGAAATCAGTCCGACCGCCCAAATCATGATCCACAACGTTTCAACTCAAGTGAATGGAGACCATAATGCCTTGCTTCATGAGGCTGGGGTACTAGAAGGGTTTAACAAATCGATTGCTAGTGCCTATGTTCATAAGACTGGTAAGGCTCTTGATGACTTGCTTGGATTGATGAACAAGACTACCTGGTTTG